CCTCACCAACTACGACGGCCTTGCAATCGGAGTAGATGCCAACGGTGTTGGAGATGCTGTTGCACAACGTCTAAAGATTCTTATGAGCCGTTCTGAGGTAGTCTCCGTTACCTCCAGTGCAACGGAGCAATCGAAGCGTTACAAGCACCTGCAGGCGTTGATTCAGCGTCAAGCATTGTCTTACCCTGCACACGCCCACACTCGTCGTCTCCGCATCTGGAAACGTTTCTACCAGCAAATGACTGACGCTGAGATTCAATACAAGGGCCCAAACTTCATGGTTGCGGCTCCTGATGAAACCTATGCTCACGATGACTTCGTAGACTCACTGGCTATTGCCTGCTCTTTGACACAGGAACTTGTGATGCCAGAGGTCGAAGTCAGCAGTGGTTCTTTCTTCTAAAAAGTTTGAGTTTGCAATGCGAAAGCCTTGTAAACACGGGACACTTAATGAAGGAAATACTAGTTCCTTTCCATTCCCTATTTAAGGAGTTACCTATGGGTATCGGTCCAACCCCAATGTTCCCAGAGCGAGCACCACAGATTTACGAAATGAAGGGTGCAGGCAACATCGAACGTCGTGGCCCACTTCGTTTTGAAGAAGGTATCGCAACCGACACAGACGTCCCTACCGACTTTGAGACTGGCATCATGAACGGCTTCTCAGCCGCTCCAGGCCGTCCAAACCGCAACGCTCCAGTATGGCAGAAGCCTGCAGCAGAGACCATGGCAGAGCGTGCTCACGTTGGTTCGGCTGCTTGGGTTGAAGCCCCAACATACCTTGGTGAGTTTGCTCACGGTTCATTCACGAACTACTCAGAGCAGATTGTTGAAACCAAGATTGTTTCGGGTGGTCGTGTTATGCGTCTTAACCCAACTGTAGTTCAGGACTAATTACATCCGTTGACCTACCCTCCACTCCTATGGACTGGAGGGTGGTTTTCGGCTTGAGGAGATAACATGGCACAGGTTCCTGCTAACCCTAAACTGTACGCAATGTTTGTTGCGCAGGCAAAAGCAAAGTATTCTACTTACCCCAGCCCAGGCGCTAGTCACTGGGTGCACTCGCAGTATGAGAAGCACGGTGGCAGATTCATTGAAACATCTGAGAAGACTAAGCACGAGAAAATAGCCAAACAACGCTTCGAGGCCAAGAAGAAGGCTATACTTGCTCGTAAGCACAAAGAGCGTAGAAAGGACGATAAATGTCATATATGGACTTCTCGACACCGAGATATACGGCCGCGAAGTCAGACCTTACTATCTCTATTGCTGCATTACGTCTAGAAGAACTTGCCGATGAAGAGTTTGAGGTTCACGGTCCTCGCCTAAACCGTTACAGCCTGAACTGGGCTATGTACCTCGGTCACCACTGGGGCTATCGCCGTGAGCAGGGCGAAATGCAAATCTCGCTCAACTACTACCGTGTCTTTATTGATTATCTAACTCGCTTTACTTTTGGTAATGGAGTTCACTTCCGTTCCCCTAAAGCAACAGAGGCCATTGTGCCAAGCAGACTTGAAAGAGTCTGGGAGATTGACAACGACAAGATGCAGGTCTTGTTTGAGATGTCGCAGACTGGTGCAGTCAATGGTGACTGCTTTGTCAAGGTTGCCTATGAAGAGCCTTGGGAAGATGGCATTGGTCGCTTCCACCCAGGCCGTGTGCGTGTCCTTCCACTAAACCCAGCCTTTGCTTTCCCAGAGTTCCACCCACACGATAGAACTCGTCTACTTAGATTCAAGCAGAAGTACCGCTTCTGGGGCACCAGCCTTGAAGGTACTCGTCAGGTCTTTACCTACACTGAAATACTTACCGACGACATCATCGAAGAGTACATCAACGATGAGTTGATTGACTCACGCCCAAACCCACTGGGCATGATTCCTGTTGTCCACATTCCTAACGTCCCAGTATCTGGTTCTCCTTGGGGTCTGGCAGACGCTCACGACATCATTACTGTCAACCGTTCGTACAACGAAATCTCCACGGACATTGCAGACATCATCAACTACCACGCTGCCCCTGTGACAGTTATCGTTGGTGCTAAGGCCTCTAACCTTGAAAAAGGTGCCAAGAAGGTCTGGGGTGGTCTTCCTAAAGACGCTCAGGTATTCAACCTAGAAGGTGGCGCTGCAGGTCTTGGCGGTGCAATGCAATACCTTGAGATGCTCAAGCGTTCAATGCACGAACTTATGAACATTCCAGAGACCGCTCTGGGTCAAGTTCAGTCAATCTCAAACACCTCTGGTGTTGCCCTTTCTATTCAGTTCCAGCCATTGATGAACCGCTTCGCTCAGAAGAAGGCTCAGTATGGTAAGGGTCTAGAAAAGATTAACGAACTGATTCTCCTTAACCTTGCTGTTAAAGAGCCAGACAGTTTCAAGTACAACCCAGACACAGACGGCCCAATCAAAGAAGGTCAGTTACCACAACTTGACCCTAATGACCCGTTGACCTATGTGACCTATGCTCACTTCCCACCTCCACTACCTCTAGACAAGTTGGTTCTTCTTAACGAACTCCAACAGAAAATGTCTATGGGTCTTGAGTCTAAAGAAGGCGCTTTGCGTGCTCTTGGCGAAGAGTTCCCTGAAGAGAAACTCGAAGAGATTCGTTCAGAACTTATCGAAGATGCTCAGGCTGATGGTGCGTTGAACCTAGTCAAGATTCAGATTCAAAAGCAGATTATGGACATGACTGGCATGATGCCAGGTCCTGACGGCACCGCTACTCCTATGGACCCAATGATGATGGGTGATGGAGATGTCCTTGGTGACGGTGTGCTTGGTCCTAACGACCCTAAGAACCCTACTCCAGAAGGCCAACAAGAAGTTGGTATTGAGTTGCAGGGTGAGCAACAGATGCGAGAAGACTTGGTTAGAGATGCCTATGGTACTCAACTACCGTCTCGCAGAACCGTTGACAAAGATTAAAAAACTTCAACAAATCGTTGAGGTTTAGCAAGACAAAGGAACCTTTTTTAGGCATCCTTGTTTTGTACCAACTGACAAGGTCATGTGACACGCCGCAAGGCATTCGGAAAACGACCCCTTTATGAAAGCAGAACCTATTATGGATGAAAACACTCAGGCAGAAAACGCCGAAACCCTAGTAACCCCTGAAGCACTGGCAGCAGAAGAAGTGAAGTCTCTACCTACGTTTACAGCCGATGATATCTCAAAGGCTCGTTCGCAGGAAAAGCAGAAACTTTATCCTCAGATTGACAAGTTGCAGGAAGAACTAGCCCTCCTTCGCAAAGACCGCGAAGAGCGCCTAGCCCAAGAGGCAGACCGCCAAGCAAAACGTCAAGCACGTGAAGCAGAGCGTGAAGCCGAGAAGAAGGCTCTAGCCGAAGAAGAAATGTCCTTCAAGAAACTCCTTAAGACTAAGGAGCAGGAATGGGCAGAGAAACTTGAGGCAGAGAAGCAAGAACGTGAACGTGCGTTTGCACTTCTTCAACGTGAGCAGGAATACAACGAACTTAGCCAGTATCGTCAGCAACGTCTTGAGGCTGAACGGGACAACATCATGCCAGAACTTATTGACATGATTTCTGGTGACTCTAAAGATGAAATCGAGCAAAGCATCTCTAGATTGAAAGACAAAACTGCTCAAATTGTGGAATCTGTTTCGAGTGCATCGCAGCAGACCCGCAAAGAGATGGTAGGAACCCGTATTACGGCTCCTGCCTCTGGACCCCTGGATAATGAATCGGACCCTCGAGCATTCTCTCCTGATGACATCTCTAAGATGTCTTTGGCTGATTATGCGAAGAATCGTGCCAAGTTGCTTGGCGGCAATAACCGTGGACAAGGGCTGTTCGGTAATTAACCCCCACCTAATTACGCTCTTGAAAGGAGCAAACAAATGGCAGGTTCTGCTATAACTGGTACTGGTGCCCTCGCAGGTGCTCCTACCGCTTACTCTGGTTCTAACTCACAGTTGAGCCAGGCAATTCAGACCATCTGGTCGAAAGAAATCCTGTTCCAAGCGATGCCTATCCTTCGCTTCGAGCAGTTCGCAGTAAAGAAGACCGAACTTGGTGTTGCACCAGGTCTCCGTGTTAACTTCCTGCGTTACAAGAACTTCGCAGTGGACCCAACTCCACTAACCGAAGGTGTCCGTATGACCACCAACGCTCTAACTGCAGAGCAGATTGCTATCACTGTTGCCGAGCACGGCTACGGTGTTGCTGTCTCAGAACTATTGCTAAACGCATCGTTCGATGACATCATGGCATCGGCTTCACGTTTGCTAGGTCGTCACATGGCACAGTACCTTGACGTTCAGGCTCGTCAGACCCTAGGTGCTGCTACTTCAGCAGTCTTCGGTTACGACCGTTCGGCATACGACAGTTCGACCAACTTCAACCTATATAACGAAGGTACTAAGGCTACTAGCCTTGCTGGCGTTACTAAAGACCACAAGTTGACCACTGCCGCTATCAAGGATGCTGCGCTTACCCTTGCTGGTAAGAACATCCCTCGCATTGGTGAGACCTACGTCCAGTTCATCCACCCTAAGCAGAGCCGTGACCTTCGCTCGAACCCAGAGTTCATCGAAGTCACCAAGTACGCTGCTCCAGGTAACTTCATGCTTGGTGAAATCGGCCGTCTATACGACACCGTATTCATCGAGACCACTCAGGTGAACAAGATTGCTTCGGGTACCAACATTGCTACTGTTACCAACACTGCTTACTCGCAGTCAGTTGGTGCTGTTGCAGACCAGACTTCATACGCTGGTTCAAACGCAGTTAAGACCAACACCGTTCCTGGTGGTGGTGGTAACCCAGTTGACGCTGGTGCTGTTGCTACTTCGGGTACTACTGCTACTGACGTGTACGAGTCAATCATGATTGGTGACAACGCATTTGGTCACGCAATCTCGCTTCCAGTGGAACTTCGTGATGGTGGTGTTCTAGACTTCGGTCGTGAGCACGCACTAGCATGGTACGCCATCTGGGGTCTAGGTGTTATCACCGACCAGGCTATCGTTAAGGTTTACACCGCCTAATAGCCAAATCTGTTGAGGGGGGCCCTTCGGGGCCCCCTAATACAAACTCAAATCGAACAAGGAGAAAAATATCGTGGCAACACAAAAAACAAGTCCATTGGACGCAACAGGCAAAGCCGCTGAAGATGCCGCACGCCGCAATGCAGATGCATTGAAAGCCCGAGCAGAGGAAATCTCTGTTGCTCGTGCACAGGAAACCATCAGCCTAGAGACTGATGTGTTTGACCCAAAGAAGCCAGACGCCCCACTTCTAATTGATGAAGTCGAGGAAGTCGGCGTTACCATCAACGATGACACAGTTATCATCCGTACAATCACGGACATTGATGACATGACTTTTGGTGTGGGAAACTCATACACCTTCAAGCAGGGTGTTCGCTACAAAGTCCCACGAGAGTTAGCCAACTATCTACAGATGCTTGGTTATATCTGGCTTAACTAAGCCATCACAAACTGTCCGTCCTGCTGGTTACTGCCCTCCTCCCAGTAGGACGGACTTTGTGTTTGCGCTGATTTCTGTGGCAATTTAGTCCACAATGAATACAGAAGATTTCGGAGGTTTGCGTGGCAACCATTAGTAGCCTTGTAGACAAGGTACGTGTTGAACTCGGTGATATTGGTAAATCCTTTGTCAGCCAGTTTGTTGCTGACGGCAGCACAAACCGCTTCCAACTGCACTACTTCCCTTTGGACGATGCCAACAACATTTTTGTATATCAAAACGGTGTCGAACAAGTAGACGCTGTAGTAGAGTCTTCTACTGGAGTTTTAGTTCTACCTAGCGTTCCTGCAAACGGTGACCAGATTAGTGTAAGCGGAAATTATTACAGATACTTTACGACATCAGAACTCTCCTCACTAGTTACTTCTGCTGTGGAGCAACACTCCGCTAATCACACCGACAGTCTTGGCCGCAAGATAACTGTTGATACTCTTCCTTTGATTGAAGAATACCCAGTGGCTGTTTATGCAGTTACTCTGGCTCTCTACACCCTAGCCACCGATGCCGCTTTCGACATCGACATTCAGGCTCCAGACGGTGTAACCATTCCTCGTGCTGAACGTTACCGCCAACTTATGGAGATGATTCAGACTCGCCAAGCCCAGTACAAAGACCTCTGTGTCCAACTAGGTGTTGGCCTATACCGTATTGATGTCTTTACTCTACGGAGAATCTCTAAGGCTACTGGCCGCTACATTCCTGTTTATCTTCCACAAGAAGTGGATGACCGTTCATACCCACAGCGTGTGGATGACCAGTTGCCTACCTATGGTAATCGTCCTGCTCCTTGGACTACGGAGGCTGGCGACCTTACTGCTTACCAAGGTACAGCCTTTACAACCACGTTGACGGCTACTGGAGACCTTACAGACCACACCCTAGCCTGCCGCCTACTCAACCAGCGTGGCAGCGTACTGGTAGTTCAAGACTTTACTATGACCAACTTTGTTGGCCCTGTGGACACTACTGTGGGTGGAGTGACTACTCGTTCATACACTATCCAAGCCAGCCTTACTGCAGACCAAACACTTCGTTTGGCAGAGCGTACTTATTGGTCATTGGTTAAAGTAGGACTAAACCCAGTGCTTACTATGAGTGCTGGTCAGACTTACGCAACTGGTGCACTGTCTATCTTGCTCCATGACGTTCCACAAACCAACGTAGTCGGCTTGACCCTATATGGCACCAATGTGAACTCGGTAATCGTTTCGCAAAGCGGCGCTCTACTTACTTTGGCTACACCAACTACAGGTACTGTAACTAGTGGGGATACATTGACTTTGAACAGCACTAACTTAACGGAGATTGGTGGAGGCAACTTCTTTACAGCACGTTCTAGCACGGTGGTTATCTAATGGCTAACCCGTACTATTCAGCCGTAGATGTTGCTCTTTTGGGCCAAGTTAACAACGTCCTAGATACTGCGCTACTCCCTGGAGTTCCTACTCAACGTGGTGCTAGTGGAATCATTACCGTTGTTCCGCCACTTCTTAACCTCGGCAATGCCACTAATGCTCAGTTGTCTTTGGACACTGCTGCCTTGCCAGTCTCCACAGCAACTCAAACAGCCCTTAATCTCAAGTTAGATTCAACTACGGCTGCCTCTACTTATGCTCCATTAGCATCACCTGCCCTTACAGGAACCCCTACCGCTCCTACTGCTTCAGTTGACACAAACACTACCCAGGTAGCCACGACTGCTTTTGTACTTGGTCAAGCATCTTCCAGCGGTGATGGTACTCCTAGCGCAAATGGCACGGCTGCCCGAGGCTCATCTACTCACTACGCTAGAGCAGACCACGTTCACGCTACTGATACTTCATTAGCCTCTTTGTCTGTTGCTAATACTTTCTCGGTCGGTCCGCAGACTATCAACACGGGTGCGACAACAAACAAGGGTCTGATTGTAAATGCGCCAACAGGTCAATCGGTTTCTTTGGCAGAGTGGCAAGTCAATGGGTCTGCAAAAGTCACAATCAAAAGTGATGGCACCTTAGTCGCTCCATCTACTGCTGTGGGCTTTATTCAAAGCCAAAATGGTCAGGGCTCGTATGTCAATTTCAATAACGACACGGGTGGCGCAGTAATGCAAACAAACGGCGCAGCGAATAAGGGTTTGGCTATTCGTGGCGCAGCATCGCAGACTGCCGATTTGATTCAAACGCAAACCTTGGCTGGCACGGTGCTTGGTGGCACAAATGCGGCTGGGCAAATCTATACAGGCGCAACAACCGCTGGATTAGGTTTTGCTAACGCCACAACGTCTGCATCGGCAGCATCTACAATAGCGGCTACTTATGTTTACGCCGCAACATCGCAATTAGTTCAGCCAGGCGTGCTTGTAACCACGAACAATTTTCAGCCTACCTATTTTAATGGCACGTTTGCTGTAACATCTGTAGCAACCGTTTCTGCTGGCTCATCGTATTCATTTACCGTGGTGGGTTCAGGGTTTACTGCGTCAGGCACTTCTACTACTCAAGGCACATGGGCACTACCTAACCAAATGACCATTGTGCCTGCGGCTGATGCTGTGCGTGGCTTAGTTGTCAAGCAATACTCATCAAACCAAAATGGTGATTTGCAACAATGGCAAAACGCTGCAGGAACTGCATTAGCCTCAGTTAACCAAACAGGCGTGGCAACATTCCCATCGGTTATCTCGTCAGGTAACTTAATCACAGGAACTTCAACTCCATACGGAAGATTGACTGTTTTTCCTGCTTCAACTCAAATAGGCGCAGTTATTCGTGGTGCAGCATCACAGACCGCCAACGTTCAAGAATGGCAAGATAGCAACGCTGCACTTTTGGCTGCTGTTCGTTCAGACGGCAAATTGAAGTTCGCGACGGCTAACACGGCGACTACTGTGGGTGCTGCAGGTTCAGCCTCTGTGTTGCCAGCAATTCCTGTCGGCTACATCCAAATCGACGTCAACGGCACGCTTTACAAACTGCCTTACTACAACAACTAATACAGGATAACCAAATAACTGTAATAGGTGCAGTTAAGGCTCTATTGGAATAAATTATCCCTTACAATGAAACAGGGCATTAGCCCATTAAACATCACGCTAGGAGCGTAAATGGCTAACAAGGTCATACTGGACACTGCTTATACTTTCACACCTTCTACTAGGACTATTGTTATTCCTAAGTACGTTGCTCGTGAGCGTCTAATTGAGATTGTTGACGTAACTAACAACCACACGCTATACCAGCGTTATGAGCCTGTTCTTTCTATTGCCTCTTACACCACTACTTCGGCAGGTGCGGGTGGTACAGACAGCACCACTATTGTTCTGACTAAGGACACCACTAGCGGCATCTACGCCTCCACAGACAAACTGCAGATTACTATTGATGAGTCAAACGTGTCGTTTGCTCCTGCAGAGACCCAGACTGACCCAACCAATAAGATGCGTGTCACCACTCCACAGGCTCTTATTGATACTGACTTTGAGTATGGTACTCAGGTATCTAAGTGGGAGAACCTTGCCCACACTAACTTCCGCCCATTTGCCTATGCTTCAGCAACTACTGTTGCAGGTATCACTGCAATTGCTCCGATTACCGCTGGTAAGCGTGCCGTTCGTGTTTCTTTGCCAAGCACTGCTGGTCTTGCTGTTGGTGACCCTATTTCAGTTCAAGATACTCTTAGCCCAATTGCTAATGGTGTGTTTGTAATTGACGCCATCAACTCTAACGTTTCATTTGACTACACTGCTCGTGCAGCATTTGCCAACACTAACGGTATCTTTGATACTTATAGAACCATCGTTACCAAGGGTAACCTATACACCAACGCTCAAATTGGTGGAGCACTAACTCTTGACATTACTGCGACCCCTATCATCAAGGTAACTACCACTACTCCTCACGGCCTATCTCTAGGCAATGAGATTGAAATCACTGGTATTACAGGTACTAACCCACCTAATGGTGCATTTGTGGTCTCTTCTGTAAGCAGTCCGCTACAGTTCCAGTATGTCTTGGATGCGGATGCGGCTACTCCTAGCGGTTTGACTACCACGCTTTCAAAGTTGTACGTTCGCCCACAGGGCTCAGTTCTACACCGTCCATATGATGGTGGAGTTATCTTCTCTTCTAACGGTTCTTCTAACTACGAAACTACTACTCGTCAGACTCGTCGTTATTTCCGTTACCAGTCAGGTAAAGGCATCATGTTCTCTTCGGGAACTATCCTTAAGCCTAACTTCCAGTTGGACACGCTGTCTTACGCCACTGCAACTAACCTAGTTACTGTAGTTACAAAAGACCAGCACAACCTTCAGACTGGTTCTACTATCGTTGTTTCTGGTGCAAATGAAAGCCTCTTCAATGGCACAGTAACTGTCTATAGCGTGCTTGGTTACAACAAGTTCACCTACACACCTACCACCACCAGCGGCTCAGACATTAACGCCTCTGGAACTTACTACGCTTCTATCACCACTTGGTATGGAGCAGTTAACCGTCTGGGCATCTTTGACCAGCAGAATGGTTTGTTATTTGAATACGACGGCTCAACGCTGTACGCTGTGCGCCGTAACTCTACCTACCAGATTGCTGGTCGTGTAGACGTAACTTCAGGAAGCAACAACGTTACCGCTAACGTTAACTTCAATACTGCGTTTAGCAAGCAACTAACTCCTGGCGATTACATTGTTATCCGTGGTCAGGCATACCGTGTAGACAGCATTATTTCTGATAACGCTTTGACTATCTCTCCTTCATACCGTGGTGCAGACGACGTGGTCGCAGCCATCGTAAGCAAGACTATCGATACTAAGTTTGCTCAATCGCAGTGGAACATCGACAAGATGGATGGAACTGGACCTTCTGGCTACAACCTAGACCTATCTCGTATGCAGATGTTCTACATCGACTACTCATGGTATGGTGCTGGTTTCATCCGTTGGGGTCTCCGTGGAGCAAACGGTGACGTTACCTACGTCCACAAGATGCAGAACAACAACGTCAACTTTGAAGCGTACATGCGTTCTGGTAACTTGCCTGGCCGCTATGAGTCGACTACCCAGCCGCCTAAAGCCGCAATAACCAGCGTTCTAGGTTCAGGCTCTACTGCCATTACCGTTCCTTCTACTGCAGGATTCCCTTCTAGCGGTACTTTGGTCGTTAAAGGTCTTGCCACTACCTCGCCACAGGCAATTCAAAGTTCTTCGGGTAACGGTTCCGTCATCACTCACACTGCATCAGGTGTGACGTTCCCAGTCGGTACAGTAATTCAGATTACTGGTTGTAGCATTCCTGGCTACAACGGCGTGTTCGTAGTCACTGGTTTGAGTTCTGGAACTAGTTTTACTGTCGCAGGTAAGACTCAAGGTTCTTCTACTGGAGGTTCTGCTGGAACTACCGTATCTGAGTACATCAACTACACAGGTACTACTGCCACTACCTTCACTGGCCTAACTCGTGCACAAGCAGGTGTTGTTGCTGGTACTACCGTTACTATGAACGTTGGAGATAACAGCGGAACTGTTTCATCAGCATCGGGTATTCAGATTGGTCAAAGGGTAATCTCCAAGACCTCTACCGCTGCTTTCCCTGATGGCACATACGTTACTGCAATTAACGGTACAACCATTGCGTTTAGCCAAGCCCTGACAGGTTCTAAGGCAAACCCTGCTAACCCAACAGTTATCTTCCAGCCAATGGGTACTACAGTTGTTCCGACAGTTTACCCATTTGGAGCAACTGCCCCAGGTGCAGTGGAACTTGCTTTCCCAACATTTGCTCCTACCATCAGCCACTGGGGTACCTCAGTAATCATGGATGGTCGTTTCGATGATGACAAGTCGTTGTTGTTTACCTATGGACAGACCACATCAACAAACTTGGGTTCGGTAAGCGGTACAACTGCTACCACATCAACAACTGGTGCGATTACTGCCAACACTACAAACGTAACCATCGCCTCTAATACAAACGTAGTTGTAGGTCAAACGGTTACTACTTCTGGTGGTACTGGAACACTTCCTGCTGGTACTACTGTTTCAAAGGTTACCAGTGCGACATCTATCCAGTTGAGCGCAAGTTCTACTGCCAACTTTGCTGGTACTGAGACCTTGACCTTTAGCGGTGCTACCTCAAAGGCTTTGTTCTCAGTACGTATTGCTCCTTCGGTCGATAACGGTAAGTCTGCGTCGTTTGGTCAACGTGACCTAACTAACCGTATGCAGTTGGTTCTTCGTGCATTGGATATTGCTCTACAAGGTTCTACTTCAGGTAACTTGTTGGTGACTGCCGTACTAAACGGTAAATCCACAACATCAACTACTTGGTCGACAATACCTGCACCTACATCGAGTTTGGCACAAGTTGCTGACTACTCTTCAGCGGCTAACGGTAACGCCACCACTATTACAAATGGTGAGATTACTGGTGGATTCTTTGTTAACTCGACCAACAGCGTTGACTTGTCTCTAGTTCGTGACCTTGGTAACTCTATCTTCGGTGGTGGAGGAACAACTTCTGACGTGGGCATCTACCCTGATGGTCCAGATGTGCTTACAATCGTGGTTCAGAACTTGGCTGCAACCACTACTGCAAGCGTGGTAGGCCGCCTATCTTGGACTGAAGCACAGGCTTAAAACCTAGCGAGGGCTGCTATGACAGTTAAGACTACTATCAAGCACCGTAGAGATACGGCTGCCAATTGGACTAAAGTAAACCCTATCTTGGCTTCAGGTGAGGTAGGGTTTGAAACCGATACCTTTAAAACCAAAATAGGTAACGGAACTGCTGCATGGTCTGCTCTTCCATACCAAAACAACTTGCCTGTTACTGGGGATTTTCTACCTACCGCAGATAATGCTTACACTTTAGGTAATGCCACATTTCGTTGGAAGTCATTGTTTGTAGGTGGTGGAACCATCTACATGAACGATACTGTTACTAATGCCATTATTGGCATCACAGTTTCTAATGGAGTGTTCTTTTTAAATGGGGTATCTCAAGCCCAATTGCCAAATGTTAAGGTTACTAACCTTACCTTTAATGACAATACGGTTCAGACATCTGCCTCGGCACCAATCCAATACATCAACGCCTACTCAGATGTAGACCAGGCAGGCAGTACATCTGCTGGTACTCCTGTAACTTTTAGCCAAGTTGATATCTATAAAGGTATTTCTGTAGTTTCAAATAGTCGAGTGACTGTAACTAAAACGGGTGTATACAACATCCAGTTCAGTGTTCAGTTAGAAAACACTAACAAGACAAACCCTTATGATGGCACTTTCTGGATAAAGGTAGATGGTGTAGACCAGCCTGCTTCTACAGGCATTGTTACTTGCCCCAGTAAGGCTGGTGCCAGCAACGGTACTGTGGTGGCTGGTTGGAATTATCTGCAGTCTTTGACTGCTGGGCAGTACATTGAACTGGTATGGATAAAAGAAAACAATGCCATTAACCTTTCGGCTGTTGCAGCAAAGACTTCGCCCGTTGTACCCGCTTCACCTAGTGCGGCACTAACCATGACCATGGTCGCTTAGGCTGACATTTCGCCTTTTTACAGGCAAACTAGATAAGAGATTTAGGAGTCATCATGGCTAACGCCTCACGCATCCAACTACGTAACGATACCGCATCTAACCTTACGGGCGTTGTTCCGTACCTTGGCGAACCCGTTTATGAGACTGACTCACGTACACTACGTATTGGAGATGGTTCTAGTAATGAGCCAAACTTGGGCGTTATTCCCGTAGGTAACTACTACCAAATTCTTCAAACTCAAAGAACTATTCCCCAATCAATTAACCCCGCATCGCTCTTTCCTAACGCATTTACTTTAGATGCAAACTCTACCTATGAGGTCGAGGTTAATGCGTTTCTTACTCTAACCACTGCTTCTGCCTTGTACACAGGTGACGGTGTGCTTAGTTATGGTGGAAAATTTCAGGTAACTGCTACTGGAAGCACGGGCGGTGTTTCTGGTCAATATCTATACCTAACTTCTAGCCCTGCCATTGCCATTGGTATGGTGGTCTCTGGTTCAGGAGTTACTGGTAGCCCAACTGTGCTTGCCTATGACCCAGGTAGTGGAACAGTCCAACTAAGTTCATACCAAACGGTAGCGGCGGCTACTTCTTTAACCTTTACTGTTGCCACGTCTACCAACCTATCTTTAAACATTGAGGCTTCCCAAACAGTGAGCCCAAACACAAACAACACCACAACTGCCACTACTACTGCTACCACAAGTACTTCGGGGGCTATTACTACCACAACCAACATCGCCCTCTCATCAGCGGCTAACGTGTCTGTGGGTCAATCGGTAGCAGTCACCACTGGTACAGGAGTGTTGCCCGCAGGAACAAAAGTTACTGCAGTAGTTGGTAACGTAATTCAAGTTAGTGCCGCTTCTACAACAAACTTTGGCGCAGGTGCTGGCTTAACTTTTAGCAATGCAGTGGCACCAACTATACTCACAGGCATTTCTGGCACCAGTTACGTTGGTTCGGTGATAGCAATACCAGGGTTCTACTCTTCTGCTGGTGGCATTTACTACTACTCGTTAAAAATACGAGGAATAATTAGCACCGTAACTAGTTTGTCTAACTTCTATTTTGGACTAGTATTCACCCCAACTAATGGTGGAAGTTCTCCAATTACTAATACTGGAGGAACGGGTATTGCGGCGAACGTTGGTTCTTTTATTAAACTCACTAAGTTAGGTGCCAATACTCTTACCTCTCTTGGTGGTAACTGGGCTGCGGTAGCCTAATGAGAGGCTCTAGCCCACAGGGCAGGTTCAGCATTGACTACGAAAGTCAGTCAATGTATGAAGGCATTGCCGATGATATGGGTGGCACCATTGGTGTAGACGTTGACTGGTTTCGTTGGCAAGACTACTACCTGCAGGACAACTACCGTTCTGTAGTGGATGACATCTATGATGTCTCTAGTGCCATCTATGGAGGTGGCCGTCGTTGGATGCTGCCTTTCAAGATGCCTGTAGTTATGGCCCAATGGATTCGTGGTACCAACGTCATGAACGAACGTGGTTTCTATGTGTCGGATACTTTGCGCCTAGTCATCAACGTCGGAGATGCTCAAAGGCTACTTCCTGGGTTGATTACTGACTCTAACAACCACATCAAAGACCGTGTCCTATACCGTGGCGAAGTCTTTGTACCAACTCGTATCCTGCCTCGTGGCTCTTTTGCAAATCGTTGGGCTGTAGTAACTGTTGACTGTAACCAGTTGAACCCAGAAGAACTGGTCAATGACCCACAGTTTGCAGCCTACGCATCACCTTCGGTGCGTGACCCTGAAAATGACCCTTACGGCTATGGCTTACTAGGCTATGGCCAAACACCTTATGGAGATTAAATGAGTGTGACTCTTCCTGCCGTTGGCGATAACAACTGGGGTACGACCCTAAACACTGCTGTGTCTAGTGTGGATTCCCGAGTAACTGCCCTTGAAGCCAAGTCTGTGGCTGTCCCTGCTCACAATACCTCCACAGGTATTGCTGGCCAGACGGCTTATGATGCATCGTATCTTTATGTCTGTGTAGCCACCAACACCTGGAAGCGTGTGGCTTGGACCGCTGGAACGTGGTAATCAATGCCTTTTCTATCACAAGCCCAGCGTGCATGGATGTACGCCAATAAGCCAAAGATGGCCAAAGAGTTTGAAGCCGCTACTCCTAAAGGCAAGAAACTTCCTGAAAGAGTTAAGAAACATGGCAAATAGATTCCAAACTAAACTTGAACCAGCACCCGTACAGTACCCTAATGGAGGTGGACTACAGAAATTGGCAATCACTAATGGACGCAAGCGCCAGCAACTAGAGCGTGAAGTATTGTCTAAACAACAAGAACTTGACCGTGCCAAACTTGCTGAGAAACACTCTAAAGAAAACAAACCGACAGTAAAGAAGAAATAATGCCTAGTGAAGCATGGCAGAAGAAGGCTGGACAGAACTCTAAGGGTGGCCTGAACGAAAAGGGCCGTAAATCTTACGAGAAGTCGCATCCTGGCTCAGACCTTAAGGCTCCAGTAAAGTCTGGAGACAACCCTCGTAGAGCCTCATTCTTGGCTCGTATGGGCGGTTCTCCTGGCCCAGAGCGCGAGCCTAATGGAGAGCCTACTCGCCTCCTATTGTCCCTACAGGCCTGGGGCGCATCGTCGAAATCAGACGCTAAGTCTAAGGCTGCAGCAATCTCTAAGCGTTTAGACAGCAAGAAAAATAAGTAATGATTTACGATGAGATGGTGAAGAAGACAGGCATAGACCCGTTGGCACCACAAGTCATCAAGCAACTTCCACCCCTAAGTGCTGAACAGCAAAAACTGGTGGACAGGATTGACCCTAGAATCCTAGGTCAAGTGGCAGAGAGTCAGGAAATGTAATGCCCGAATGTAAGTGCGACAACTGCGGTTGTGGCAAGAAAGAAGAAACAAATGGCTAAGAAGTGCTCATGCGGTAAGTGCGCCGATTGCAAGTCAAAGGCAAAGAAGACTGCCCCAAAGAACGCAAAACTTGCCGCTATGTATGGCGACAAGAACAAGGTAACCCGTGGCGACGTTATCACTGCTGCCAAGATGAAGAAGGGTAGCAAGTAATGGCAATGTCGGACAAAGAACAAGACAAAAAGACCATGAAAGGTATGACTCCTGAACAAAAGAAGAAGTTCAGGAAGGCAGACAAGACCATGGACAAGAAGCCTATGTCTAGAGCAGAAGACACCAAAAAGGATAACGCTCTAGCCAAGAAGATTAAAGGCAAGAAGTAAAACTTATTAAGATTAGCCCTGACAATGTCAGGGTTTTTCTTTATCCTTAGAGGGTAGACCTCCATGCGGAGCCTACTTAGCACATGCTAACCTGCGCCTGTAACAAGGATTTTGCTGATGTTGAACAACAAGCCGTGGTGGGAACAAGTCAATGACTTTGATACCCACGATGAACGGGAAGAGTTCTTAAATGGTGTTCGCCGTACTGGTGGAACAGCCTATTTGAGACCCTCCTATACTCGCCAAGCCAAAATGCTTGGATGGGTAGCAGGTTACCGTAGCCGAAAGTTCGACCAGCCAAAACCTCACACAGGCAAGAAGTAGCGTGGAAGCAGTTCTAGAAGCACTATCAGCGGCAGCGCACAATGCAGCGTCTTACATGACGACTGACCTGCGCAATAAAGCCCTATCTGCTGGCTGGCACCCTGACGTTGTAAACAACATGCACGTCACTTTTGATGGCAAAAAGTTCACCAGCCATGTTCACCCAGATTTTAAAGACCGTGCCTTTGTGCATGAGTTTGGCACAGAAGGTGTTGCACCTACGGGTGTCATGCGTAAGTTTGCTAAGAGCCACTCTGATGGCGAACGAGCCTTTGTTCTTAACTTTGGTCACCACATGAAGGGATTGAAATGACTTTTCTACTCTCTGAAGATTTGGCTCTAAAACTTCGTTTGCAGGGCATGACTGTTACTGACCAGAAGGCTACTGGCGATAACTTTGACCGTCAGGTAGCCGTGTGGTTTGGTTACCCTGACCAGGAAATCCGTGCCCAGTCTTACCCGTACGTGACTATTGAGATGATTGACATACAGCACGACTCTAGCCGTGAAATGCGTGGCACTACGGATGCCGACTACCTGTTCCCTGCGGACAACGTAATCTTGGCAAACACCACACAGATTCTTGACTACCCTATCCCTGTCAACATTGACTATCAAGTTACGACGTACGCTCGTAATCCTTTGCATGACCGACAAATAGTAGCGCAGTTGGTCTATAAGAAACTGCCTCACAGATTTGGTTATCTAGAGATTCCAGAGAAGAGTGTGACTAGTGGCGATGTCACTACCAACACCATCACTGTGCGTCGTATGGATGTCATGGATATCTCTAAGCGAGACATCGTAGAACAGGGTAAACGCCTGTACCAAAACGTAGTCACCGTTCGTGTTTCTAGCGAAGTATCGAACGCTGATTTTGAAAAGAAAACCTCATACACGGTGCAATCCATCGACCTACAGACCCACGAAGGTCTCGGTGCACATACATCTCCATATATTCGGTTCCCCCTCCACAACCACTCACCCTTCTAATTAAGGAGAAACACCCATGGCCGTTTACAAACGTGCTGGAGTTTATATCAATGAACTCTCAAGTTATACCGCACCTGTTGCGGATGTCGGCAGTGCTAACGCTGCTGGTGCCGTAGTTGCTGCGTTCCCGCAAGGCCCAAGTTCTGTAACTAAAGTCAGTTCATGGTACGACTTCAAGAAACTGTTTGGTGACTTGAATACTGCTTACCCATCGACTTACTCAGTGAACCAGTTCTTTAACAATGGAGGTACTGACCTTTACGTTCGCCGTATTCTCCACACCACTGACACGGTTGGTTCAAACAACGCAACTGCGGCAAGAGTTGGTGTAAACAACCTACTTACTAGCGCTACCAATATGTTCTATTGGACTGCAAAGAACTTAGGTAAAGACGGTAACCAACTTAAAGTAGTTCTATCAAAATCAGCAACTATTGGTTGGAATGCTAACTATAAACCAGACGGTACTAACTCAGCCCAGTACACAGGTGCTTATGACGTCGCTATTTACCGTACCCTTAATGGTATAGATACTTTGCTTGAGCAATTCTTTGGTCTATTCTTTAGTACTCAGATTGCTGGTGAAGATATTAAACTATCTCCAGACTATGCTCCAACTGTTTTGAACTATGGTTCAAACTTTGTAAGCATTACTGGTTTGGATTTTAATATCCAACTAAATACTGTTTCAGGCGCTGCTACTAACGTTTACGAACCTGTCCTTGCAACCTCTACCCTTGTTAATGGTTCTGGAACTACCCCATATTCTTATTCAGATTGGATTGGCGGAACCTCAACAGGAACCACGGCTCTTACCTCAATTGCTTGGGTTTCTGCAACAAGCGCAACAGTTACTTACTCTAACGCCACTCAGTTGGCAACCTTGGGCCAAGTCCTTACCCTTGCAGGAGTTACGGGTACCAACAATACCTATAACCAAACTGTAGTTGTAACTGCTATTGGTGGTTCTGCAACTCCATTTAACTTTACAATTACTCCAACAACTACTGCGTTCGTTAACGTCGCTGGTTCTGGAGGTACGGCAACAGGCTTAGCAAACACATGGGATTTTGGTACAAGCGGAACATATGACAGTACTAAAAACAGCATTATTAGTGAGTTTTCGAGTGTAAATCAGCCGTTGGTGTTCTTCTTCCCTGACTTGATTGCTCGTGCTGGAGCAAACAGTGCTTGGGATACTAACGTTGCAAACGTTTACAACAAGTACATCACCTTTGCTGAAAAGGGTACGGGTGCTCAACAAGGTGTCACTATCAAGCACTTTGTTGTTGTGGAGACTGGCTACACTACGGCCAACTCGGGTAACAGTTCGTCAGCGGCAAAGGTTAACGCTTTGACTGCTGCAACTAATGTTACTGCTAGTGCTCAGGCTGCTGTGTACTTCCCATCAATCTACATTCGTGATGCTGCAGGTAATTCAGGTTCGTCAATCCGTTTGATGGGCCCTTCTGGAGCAGTGGCTGGTTTGTACCTCAACACTGACCGTACAATCGGCCCATGGAAGAGCCCTGCTGGTCTAACTATGAAGATTGTGGATGCAGTTGCTCTTGAGCACTCGTTCACTAACGATGAACTAGATGACCTAAACCAAGGTAACCTAAGCAGCAATGCTTACTATCCAGTCAACGCTATTCGTAGCCTTCCTGGTGCAGGCATCGTTGTCATGGGTGCTCGCACTACCAAGCAAGATGGAACTGCTAACCGCTATGTGGCTATGCGCCGTTCGCTTACCTACATCGAGAAGAACCTAAACGACCTATCGTTGTTTGCGTTGTTCGAGAGCAATGATGAAATTCTGTGGTCACGTCTCAAGACAGTTCTTGGTAACTTCTTGAACAACTACCGTAACCAAGGTGGTCTACGTGGTGAAAAGGCAGACGATGCCTTCTTCATCAAGTGTGATACAGACAACAACACTCCAGCAACCATCGCTGCTGGAGAGGTCCACATCGAAGTTGGTGTTGCTCTTGAGTACCCAGCCGAGTTTATCGTTATCAACCTCAGTCAAAAGACTGCAATTTAATCCGAAGGAAACATAACCGATGGCTACTATCATCAACAACCGTTCTCAACTTGAGACCGACCCAATCAGAAACTTTAGGTTCCTGGTTACGTTCCAACCGCAGCAAACCACTAACAGCCCTTTGATGAAGACTTCAAAGGTTGCTATTGGCTTCACCTCGGTATCGGGTCTGTCAGTAACTACTGACAGCATCCCTTACCGTGAAGGCGGTTACAACACCACTGTTCACCAGATTCCAGGTCAGACCTCGTTCTCTCCTGTTACTCTACAGCGTGGTGTTATCCTCGGTACCTCACAGCACTGGGACTGGATGCGTAAACTATTCGCAACCGTTCAGGCTAACGGTACTACCGCTGCTGGTCAGAATGAGAACTTCCGTTGCGACCTTGAGATTGCTGTGCTATCGCACCCAATCCCAGGTTCAGGTGGAACCACCGAACTAACTGGTGCTAACAACAACGGTACGTCAACCGACCACGTTGCTATGCGATTCAAGGTCTACAACGCATGGATTACCTCCATTGCTTACTCGGACCTAAACGCTGGTGACAATGCTATTCTTGTGGAGCAGATGACTTTGGTCCACGAAGGCTTTGACGTCAACTGGGCTCCAGACCTAACCACAAAGGCAGCCGCCTTTAAATAATCTCCACTAAAGGACAACTAACATGGCAGAACAAACATTCAACGCAGCAACTAACCCAACTTTGGCTAATGACCTTATTGGTAAAGCAACTGCAGACCAGAACACCACTCCTGTAAAAGCAGAAATCAACCCACCTTCGGATACCTTGGTGACCCTCCCTGCTGGATATGTAACTCCAGACGGGGAGGTCATCAAGACCGCCGAAGTTCGAGAACTCAACGGTAAAGACGAAGAGTTCTTGAGCAAAGTAACGACAGTCGGAAAAGCATTGAACACAGTGCTTAACCGAGCAGTAGTCAGTATTGGCAGCACTCCTGTTACTGAAAAGATTCTGGACTCGCTTCTTGCAGGTGACCGTGATACCTTGCTTCTCGGTATCTACCGTGCCACCTTTGGAAATACAGCCGAACTTGGAGCCCTATGTCGTGGCTGCAATGACATCAAAGTAGTAGGCATTGATGTTAATGAAGATATTAAGACCAAGGTTCTTGTAGACCCTGCTGACCGTACGTTCACCGTACAGGGCAAGAAGGGCGAGTTCCTAGTTACACTTCCTACTGGAGCAACACAGCGTGAGTTAACCTCTAATCCTGATAGGACTATGGCAGAACTTCAGACAGTTATTCTGGAGCACTGCATCATGGAGATTAACGGAGCGCCTGTAGTAAGCAAGCAACAGGTTCTAACCCTGGGCCTTGTAGACCGTCGCACGCTTCTTGAAGAAATTACATCTCGCAATCCTGGCCCACTATTTGAAAACATTACGGTCACCTGTCCTGACTGTGAGGGAGAGGTAGAAGTTCCGATTAGTCTCGGGGCTTTGTTTCGATTCTAGTCGCCTAGATTACGAAGCGCTAATGAGCCAATGGGCAACATTGGCAGTGGCATTTAGTGGTTGGTCTTTGGAGGATATCCAAAGATTAAGCATGAGAGAACGCAAGAACTGGCTAGAAATAGGCAGAGAACTTGGCAGAGTTGTAAGGAAGTAAGATGGCTAATATAGTCTCCAACCTCATGGGCGGTATGTCCATGGAAAAGTTGACGACCGCCTTTGAAGGTGCTGCCAAAGCCAGCAAACAGATTTCAGACAATCTCCAAAAAGCCACTAAACTTGCTGGCGACCTAGGCAAGGGTATGAAAGCGGCGGCTGGCTCGGCCATTAAAACTGGTGGCCAGAACATGCTTGGCACTGGTCAAACAGGAAACGTTCTTTCTAATTCCCTAGGTGCCTTTACAAATAACACCAGTTCTGCTGGTCAGCAGTCCATGATGAACGCCTTTGGTCCTAACGGTTCTCTTACTGACTTTGCTGGAAGCAGTTCTGTCAGGGAGGCTGGCAGTGCCTTCAATATGCTTACCAACGTTGTCGCTGGTACCCAACAGTTCTTGCCTGATATGGGTAAAACCATGGCTCGTGCCACTGGGTATTACAACGCCACTACTTTCTCTGGTAACCGCTTCCCTAGAGCAACAAGCAACTTCCAAGGGGCATTAAACAACATGGGCATGCGAATGCCTAGCGTTGAAGACATGACCTTTAAAACTTTGTCTGATAGCGGAGGTATGACCTCTGTTGGTTCTGACGCTATTGTCGCCCAGTACTTAACAGGCAAGGGCATGAATGTTGCTGGTGGAGCAAACAGCACGTACCAACAAACTTTGCGTACTATCGGTAACGCTGGCAAATACCTGAACATCAGCAACGAAGCCGCTGCGGCTTCTGTGGAGGGCTTGACTGGTGCCGCTGGTTCGTCAAACATGCTCCGTAAGTTTGGTATCTATACTGCAGACTTGCAAACTGGTAAGGAAAAAACTCAAGGACAAATCTTTGAGGAGTTGGCAAACAGACTTACTGCTGGACGTAAGCCAAGTACCATCGAACAGACTCAAAACGATATCCGTCGTGGCTTCCTTGGCGTAAATATCCAAGCCGCATTCGGTAATGACCAAGCAGGCGCTGAGATGTTCAAGCAGTACATGGTTGAACGTGCTGGTGGCAGCAAAATGGATTTGTCTAGCAATGAGGCTATGAACAAAATCTATGGTGGTCTAGGTACTGACGGTGCTCTCCAGGGCTATCCTGCTGGTAACACCAACCCAATGAACGCTCTGCACACACTAAACGCCAGTGATACTTCTGGCCTCGATATGGCAGAACAAAAATACCTTTCTGGTATGAACGCTGCTGTTCCTATACTCGAACTTCTAAACACAGCCGCAGGTAATGCTGCGGATTCTTTGGCAGGATTTAACACAGCCTTTGCTTCTACTTTAGGTAAGAGTGACACCGTAAAAGGTTTGACTAAGGCAGCAGGTGCTGTTGCTGGGTGGGCTGGGTCTAACGCCCTACAACTAGGTGTCGCTGCTGCACAATACATGGTTGGAGATGTGGCAGGTGCAGTGAAAACTGGTGCTCCTGCTGCACTTAAGTTGGCTGCAGGTACTGCTGGATTGGGTGGATTGAATACGTCAGGTTTAGTCAGTAGTGCCGCATCGG